GCGTATGTCCAGGTTGTAATCCGTCATTATTTGCTTTTTGCGGCCAAAGCGGAAGAAACGGTAGACCATGAAAGCCGGGCGCCCCTACCTTAAATCTCAGGTCCGGCCCGACTACTGGGCGGGCACATGGGAATACGCTATCGGTGCGCCCGCCACAAGGCACCCCGACTATGCCGGGGCGGTGAAGCTTGCCGTCAAGGGTCCGAATAGCTTCAATCCTTGGTTCATTCGCACATGGGCCGATGTGGATGCCGCGATGGAAGGTTGTTGGTTCGACTATGACGCCGGAGCGCGGGTTCCAGAGATCTTCCGCAAGGTTTTTCGTCACAGTATCGCGCCATTCGCGGGGCAACCGTTTGTGCTGATGGATTGGCAGGAGTGGGATGTCACGATGCCGATCTTCGGATGGATGCGCCCCGACGGAACGCGCCGGTTTCGCAAAGTCTACATCGAGATCCCTAAGAAGAATGGGAAGTCAACATGGTGTGCCGGGTTGGGGCACTATTTCTTGACCAAGGACAACGAGGCGGGGGCGCATGTCTGTGTTGCGGCGGGGGATCGTAATCAAGCGGGGATCATCCATGATGAATCGGCGCGTATGGCGCGGAAGTCTCCCGATCTATTGAAACGGCTTAAGATCGTGGATTCTCGCAAGACGATCTATTATCCGGACATGGAGGCAAAATATGAGGCCCTGTCCGCCGATGCGGGCCTAAAAGAAGGTTTGAACTGGAGCGCATTGTTGTTTGACGAGCTTCATGTGCAGAAAGACCGCGTGTTCTTTGACTCCTTGGTTTACGGTGACATCGCCCGCTCCAATCCTATGATGATCATGATTACCACGGCAGGGGTTTATGATATTGGTAGTATATGCTGGGAACAGCACGATTACGCATCCAAGGTCTATGACGGCACGGTGAAAGACCCGTATTTCTTTTCCTACATAGCCTCCGCGCCCGCCGATGCGCCGTGGACGGACCCGGAGACATGGAAACGGGCCAATCTGTCATGGGGTGTCATCATTAAACAAGAGAAGTTTGAGGCAGATGTGCGGGAAGCTGTCGAGAAACCGGCGAAGCAGAATTCTCTGCGCCGGTATCGCCTGAATCAGTGGACGCACCAGACGGAACGTTGGCTTGATCAATCGATCTGGCAACGCACCACGGTGCCTAATTTTGAGACCGAATTGAGAAAAAAACAGTGCTATGGGGGCCTCGACCTGAGTTCCGTCAGTGATCTCACGGCTCGCGTGCTCTGGTTTCCGAAATATGGCGGGCAACCGAAGAATCGAATCATCTACAAGTTCTGGCTGCCGGAGGATAATATTGATCAACTGGAGAAAGACCAGCGTGCGCCGTTTCGCCAATGGGCGGAAGAGGGTTGGCTGCACTTGACAGCGGGGCCTGTAGTGGACTATGATGCTGTTTACGATGACGTTGTGGAGTGCAAGGCTATGTATGGACTTGAGGAACTTGCTTTTGATCCGCACAATGCCACGAACCTCATTACGCGCCTGATGAAAACATTCGGGGAAGAGTTTGCCGTTGAACATACTCAGGGCATGGGCGCAATGAGTCCGCCCACCAAAGAGACGGAGCGGCTTTTGTTATCGGGGGATCTGGAACATGATGAAAACCCTGTCATGGCATGGATGTTCGGGAACTGCCAAGCCGTTCACAATTCTTCCGACGACGTAAAAATCATGAAAGCGGACGGCAAGATCCGTTTTAAGGTGGATGGGCCAATAGCCATGATCATGGCATGTAGCCGCGCCATGGTGCATTCGCCAAAGGGTAAAAGCATTTATGAAATACGGGGGATACCTCAAATAGGAGTGCCGACATATGCCTAAGCCGACCGTTGTTTCCCGAAAACGGGCGCCCAAGATGAATACCGTCGTAAAAGCCCCGTCACGGCGCAAGAAATCGGTTTATGAAACCCGTGCAACCTATCTGGACACAACCGGCTGGTTTGCGGATTGGCTTCGCGGCGGTGTGGGGCCGGGGGCATCCGGGGAAACTGTCAGTCCCCGCGCCGCGATGGGAGTTGCGGCCTATTTCGCGGCGGTGCGAAACATATCTGAAGATGTTGCTAAGGTGCCGAAAAAAATCCTGGAACAAATGCCGGACGGGTCTTCGATGCCGCGCCCCGAACACGCCTTGTGGTGGATGATTCACGACGAACCGAACCCGGACATGTCGAGTTTCACATTTTTCAAGACCGTGACGGCCCATGCCCTCGGATATCATGGCGGATTTGCGGAAATCGGGCGTACCAGGGGCGGGTTGGTTTATGCCCTATGGCCGCTTGACCCCACCAAGGTTACTCCGAAGCGAAATGCGGCAAAGGAATTGGTTTATGAGGTCAGGAACGCAGCGGGTACGGAGTCAATTACATTACCAGCCAGAGACGTAATTCATATTCAGGGCCTCGCCTATGACGGCGTTACCGCCTATGCCCTGAGCCATATCATGCGGGATGCGATAGGCACCGCTATTGCGGCGCAAAAGTTCAGGGGCCGTTTCTTCAAAAATAGCACTGTGTCCTCATGTATTTTGACATATCCCGGCGTCCTTTCCCCGGATGCGCAGAAGGTTCTTGCCGATACCTTCCATGAACGCCATTCACAAGACAATGCCTGGGCCCCCATTGTCCTTGAAGAAGGCACAACGGCGAATGTGGTTGCGACAGATGGGTCAAAGGCCCAGATGATCGAGTCGCAACATTTCGACGTGGAAGAAGTCTGCCGCATGTTTCGGATCAATCCGAACAAGTTGCAGCATTGGCTTCGTACCACGTTCTCCAACGTTGAAGAATCGAATATTGATCATATCAACGATACCATCATGCCATGGTGGATTGTTTGGGAACAGGAACTGAATCGCAAGATTTTCATGGCGGAGGAGCGGGGCCGGTTCCGGGTCCGCAATCAAGTTACTGGACTCCTGCGCGGCAAGCTTCAGGACCAGGCTGATTTTTCGCAAAAGATGATCTATGCGGGTGTCTATAACCAAGACGAAGTGCGGAGTTTCTATGAGTTACCGCCTTTGCCGAACGGGAAAGGCGCGAAACATTGGATCGGCGTCAACATGATGTCCATCGAAGATTATACCAAACCGGTTCCCGCGCCGCCGGTTGCTATTGCGCCCGTCCCGACAAATCCCGATCCTAACAATCCGGCACCCCAAGACGGGGCGCCGCCAGGTAAACGGGATAACCAAATGGATGCTGTTCGCGAGGTCGGCTTGGAGTCTTTCTGCGCCCATATTCAGGAGCAGCTTAAGATTCATTGCGAGCGAATTGCAAATCGGACGCAAAAGGCCGATTTTAGCAGATGGCTTCCTGGTTTTTGGAGTAAAGCGCAATCCGAGACGAAAGAGCACTTGACATTACCCATACTTCAGTGTATTATGAGCATAGAAGCGGTCCGGTTAGGTTCGCGCCGGATCAGCGAATTGAAACAGCGGGCGAATGATATTGCAACGGAATTTGCGGAATGGATGACGGACGAATCAAAGGCATGTATGCCCGCCCTGGAATGGGAATATCGGGCGTTGCCGCTCGCGATTCGGCTATTCGAGAGGATTTTTGATGATGGAACCCACTAGGCGCGTTGGGTTGCTTGATACCCCGGAATTCCGTGTCGAGATGCGCGGCGAGAATGGCAATGCAGGGCCTACGCTGTTCGGCTACGCCGTCGTCTTCAATTCGCGGGCGCATATGGGCGGATATGATGAGATCGTCAAACCTGGGGCATTTACGGAGGTTTTAGCAACCAATCCCGACGTGTCTGCCCGTGTCCAACATGCCGGGGGGATCACAACCATCGGGCGCACAGCAAATGGGACGCTTCGTATCGAACAGGACACCAAGGGGCTTCATTACGAAGTGGATTTGCCGAATACCACGGCGGGTCGCGACATAGCGGAACTTGTGCGCCGAGGCGATATAAACAAATCGAGTTTTGCCTTCGACCTGGATGATGATTCATGGCATTGGGAAAAGGGCGAACCGATGCTGTTTGTCATCACGCGGGTGTCACAGCTATACGATGTGGCCCCGGTTGACGGCCCTGCTTATGACGCAACGTCCGTGTCGCTTCGCAGCGCATCCGAGAAACAGCTTGAGAAATATCCGATCCCTACGGATTTAATTACAATACCATCAAAAACGATCCGGGAGCGGATCGATGAAGTGAACGCCGCGCTACAGGTAAATCGTGAGGATTTTGCGCGGAAGTAAGACGAAGAAGTAAGACCCCGCCACATCGCGATGATGTGTCTGGACGGTGTGATGCCGTTAGGTCGATTGACTGAAACGGTGTAACACTGAAAGGACCATCCGATGGACCCCGAAGCTCAAATGAAAGAATGGGAGGCGGAGCGTGCTCACGCCTTTATGACGGTCAAGGAAATTCTGACCGTTGCCGATGCCGAAAAGCGTCAACTCACCTCCGATGAACAAAAGCGATGCGACGATCTTACCGCAACCGGCAAAGGGCTGGAGCGTAAGATCGCGGATTGCCTCGCGGCTCAAGAAAAACGGCGCGCGCTTGATGCGGAAATGGCTGCGTTCAACGCTCCGATTGCCCGGCGCACCGATCCCCCCGCGATCTCAACCGTCGAAAACGCGCCCGCTTGCCGGGCGTTTGAAATCCCCTCACATCTCCGGCATCGCACCGGCGCGCTGAAAGCGTTTAAGGGGCCGGATGCGGAACGGAATGCCTTTATCGCGGGTCAGTGGGCGCTCTCCGCGATCTACGGCAAACAGGATGCGACTCGTTGGATGCGCGACAACTACAGTCGCGCCGCGTCCGAAAACATCAACACGGCGGGCGGCGCGCTTGTGCCCGAAGAGATGGCGCAAACCATCATCGACCTCCGGGAAGAGTACGGAATCTTCCGGCAGAATTGCAAGGTCGAGACGATGACCAGCGACACCAAGCTCATTGCGCGTAGGGTGAGCGGACTTACCGGATATTGGACCGGCGAAGGCGCGGAAACCACGGCGAGTCAGAAAGCCTGGAATCAAGTACGGTTGACCGTGAAGAAGCTATCGGGCCTCTCGTTGTTCTCAAACGAACTCGCCGAAGACGCGGTGATCAATATCGGCGACGATCTGGCTAAGGAACTTGCGTACATGTTCGCCGTGTCCGAAGACGAAGCGGGCTTCAATGGCGACGGCACGAGCGCCTACGGCGGCATTGTAGGCATTTTGAATGCCCTGATTGACGGAACGCATACGGCTGGTATGGTGGAACCGGCAACCAGCACACATGATCTTTTCACGGAGATCGATGCGGCGGATCTTACCAAGGTCATGGCTGCGCTTCCACAGTACGCATGGCGCAACGCAAAATGGTATATCTCGCAGACCGGATATGCCAGCGTGTTTCAGCGTTTGATGGCAGCGGGCGGCGGTAACAACTTGCTTACGCTTGCCGGGAAACCACAACAGTCCTACCTTGGATACCCCGTTGTGATCAGTCAGTCCATGCCTGTCGTTTCAACTTCGCTCGACAACAAGATCATGTTGCTTTTCGGCGATCTGAGTCTTGCTGCAACGTTGGGCGACCGGCGCGGAATTCGGCTGTTTGCATCTGAGCACCGGTACATGGAATATGACCAGATCGGCGTGATCGGCACCGAACGGGTTGACATTGTGTCACATGACCTCGGCAATACGTCCGTGGCTGGTCCCATTGTCGGCCTCAACGGCTCGATCAGCTAAGGAGGACACCATGGTTCCTCTTCAAGCGGTCAAATGCGATTCCATGATTATCCCGCAGGCCGTAGAAACGACTCCGGTAACGGGTATCATGGACACCCTGGGCGGAGATTGCGCCTCGATCATCTGCTATCTCGATACGGCAGCGGCATCGAGCGTGATCACCACATTAGCGATCACCGAAGGCGACACTACCAGCACCTTCTCGGCGATCACGGCGTTTACGGGCGGGGTGGCTGCGGGAAATTTCACGTTGCCGGTTCCGAACACGAGCACGCCGGATATCGTGCGATTCGACATCGACACTAGGGCGCGGAAACGGTATCTCAAGGTAACGTTTACCAGCCCGGCTGCGCGTCTGTGTTCCGTCATGGGGCTTCTGAGCCGCAATGAAGGAATGCCCGATACCGCCGCGAAAGTTGGCGTTACCACCTGGGTGCGCGGTTAAGCAAATCACTAGGCCCGTGGGGCCGGATAGGTTCCGGTCCCATGGGCCATACGAAAGGATAGCAAGATGATTCACCTGCAAGATGTGAAATACACCAGCCTTCTGTCGGCGCGCAGCATTACCAGCGGCACGTCGATTACGGCAACGGCGGATTGCATCGGCGCGAAGTATGCGACAATCGTGATCAG